TTAGATCAATCTTATCGTATACCTGGTGGACCAATACATGAATTATCACAAAGAATAATAAGCAAGGTACAAAACAGATTCGATAAAAATTATCAACCAAGAGCAGAGGAAGGCATACTTTGTAGGTACTCCGATGTAACACAAGTAGATATGTCAGAAGGAAACTGGTTGGTATTAGCTTCTGCAAATCATTTTTTAGATGATATAAAAGAATTGTGTGAGCTCCGTGGTTGGTATTATCAGTACAAAGGATCTAATTCTATAAAATTAAAATTACTATTAGCATTACAAAATTGGGAAACATGGCGAAAAGGTGGCACACTAACTAACATAGAAATAAAAAATATTTATGAATATTTAGGGGCTAACGTGACTGAAGGATTTAGAACAGGAAAGCTGTTTAAATCAGAAGAAAAATATACTTTACAACAGTGTAGAGACAAGTATGGTCTACTTACTGACAAAGTTTGGTATGAATCTTTTGAAGGTTTAGATACTATAACTGAAAACTATATAAGAAATATGAGAGCAAATGGTGAGAGAATCAATAAAAATCCTAGAATTATAATGTCAACAATACACGGGGCGAAAGGAGGAGAAGCACAGAAAGTTTTAATTTTACAAGATCTTACGAATGCAGCATTAGAAACATTTCAAAATGATCCTGATGAGTTGCATAGATTATTTTATACAGGTACAACCAGGACCAAAAAAGAATTGCATATTGTTGATCCAAAAAATTTTGACAGGGCATATATACTATGAAAATAAAACCATATACATTAAGAGCAGCAAATGAATATGTTAGACAGCATCATCGACACAGCAAAGTTGTTGTTGGTTGTAAGTTTTGCATCGCTGCTATTAATGAAAACAATGAAGTAATTGGTGTAGCAATTGTTGGTAGACCTGTCGCAAGAAAATTAGATGATGGATATACAGGAGAGATTGTAAGAACATGCACAGAAGGTGTTAAAAATGTCAACAGCTTCTTGTATGGAGCATGTGCTAGAATATGGAAAGAAATGGGTGGCACTAAAATTTTAACATACACATTAGAAACAGAATCGGGAATTAGTTTAAAAGCCGCAGGATACAAACACAAAGAAACAACAAGGGCTTTTTCTGAAGGCACAGGTTGGACAACTAGGAAAAACAGAGAATGGCAACCAAAAGTACACTCGTTACAAAAATATAGGTGGGAAAAAAATTTATGAAAAAAGTTAATAATGTTTGGGAAAAGCAGCATGGTGGGAGTCACTACCAAAAATATAAAATTCAGCCAAGTAAGTTTGTAGTGGAGAATGAATTGCTATATCCTGAAGGTTGTGCTATAAAATATATTATAAGACATCGAGATAAAGGAAAGAAGCAAGACATATTAAAAGCAATACATTTCTTAGAAATGATAATCGAAAGGGATTATAAGTGAGAACAATACAACCACCTTTATTTTCACCTGAAACAGAATGGGTGATGCCTGAAGAACTAAAAGACCTATCTAATTACAAAGAAATAGCAGTTGACCTAGAAACTAACGACCCAGATTTAACTACACTTGGATCGGGGAACGTGGTTGGTAGAGGACACATAGCAGGTATTGCATTAGCTGTTGATGGTTGGTCCGGTTACTTTCCTGTTAAACATGAAAATGGTGGTAACATGGATAAAAAATTAGTTTTTAATTGGTTAAAAGATATATTTAAACAAGAAGATACAACATTTATTTTTCACAATGCTATGTATGATGTGTGTTGGTTACGATTTTATGGCATAGAAATAAAAGGTAAAATTGTAGATACAATGATAGCAGCATCTTTAATTGATGAAAATAGATTGTCTTATCAATTAAATACATTAGCAAGACATTACATTGGTATAGGTAAAGATGAAAAAATTTTACAAGAAGCAGCTAAACTTTGGGAGGTAGATCCAAAAAAAGATTTATGGAGATTACCTGCAATGTTTGTTGGACAATATGCAGAACGTGATGCAGAGGCAACACTTAAACTTTGGCAAAGATTAAAAACAGAATTATATGCACAAGAGTTATGGAGTGTTTTTGAATTAGAATTAGATTTGTTTCCTTGTTTGGTAGACATGAGATTTAAAGGTGTAAGAGTAGATCTTGAAAAAGCATCTAATATTAAAAAAAATTTAATAAAACAAGAACAAGAAATTCTTAATAAAATCAAGGGTTTAACTGGTGTTGATGTAGAAATATGGACAGCAACATCAATTGCAAAAGTTTTTGATAAATTAAAATTACCTTACGACAGAACAGAAAAAACTGATGCACCTAGTTTTACAAAAAATTTTTTAGCGAATCATCCAAATGAAATTGCAAAAGACATAGCTAATGCAAGAGAGATAAATAAATCTCATACAACTTTTATAGATACAATAACTAAACATGCTGTTAACGGAAGAATACATGCAGACATAAATCAAATAAGATCGGATCAAGGTGGGACTGTGACTGGTAGATTTTCAATGTCCAATCCAAATCTGCAACAGATTCCTGCGAGACATAAAGAGTTAGGACCAATGATTAGATCTATATTTATTCCAGAAGATGGTTGCACATGGGGATCATTTGACTACTCACAACAAGAGCCAAGAATTTTAGTACACTATGCAAAACTACAAAACTTACCTGGTGTTGATGGTATTGTAGAAGAGTATCGAAAAGGAGATGCAGACTTTCATCAGGTTGTTGCAGATATGGCAGGTATAGAACGTAAGCAAGCTAAAACAATTAATTTAGGTTTAATGTATGGTATGGGTAAAAATAAATTGATGGCAGAGTTAGGTTTAATGAAAGACTCCGCAGAAAAACTGATTCAAAGGTATCACAGTAGGGCTCCATTTGTTAAGAGTCTTATGGATAATGTTTCTAGAGCTGCTAATGATAGAGGTAAAATAAGGACTTTACTAGGTAGGGCATGTCATTTTGAGTTATGGCAACCAGTTCAATTTGGAGTCCATAAACCATTACCACTAGAACAGGCTAGAAAAGAATATGGAGAGCCTTTAAAACGTGCTTTTACATACAAAGCTTTAAATAGATTAATACAAGGATCTGCTGCTGATATGACAAAAAAATGCATGGTAGCATTATATCAAAATGGTATAATACCACACATTCAAATTCATGATGAAGTTGATATTTCTATTGAATCTGAAAAAGATGCTGAAGAAATAATTAATATTATGGAATCAGCAGTTGAACTTGAAGTCCCAAATAAAGTTGATTTTGATCAAGCGGACAATTGGGGTGAAATAAAATGAGGTACTATGGCTTATTTAAATGCAAACATACCACCAACTTATGCACAAATAAAAAGGGAGTATCTATATGATTTACAAAAACATCACGGAGAAGTTGAAGACTGCATTATCTTTGGTCTTAGCGCTCTTACAGGTAGGAGCATATTATTTCATGCTATTATGGAAAACGGTGCAATATTTTATCGCTTACCAATTAGCGCGTTTATTCAAAAGGGATTTAAGCCATCCAGAGTGCCCTCAAGAAGACTTGATGAATTACAGCTCTGGAATTGTTTTTCTTATTATCCTTCTGTTCATCGTTGGGATATCTTAGACGGACAAGCTGGCAAATACATAGGCAAAGATAAACAGTGGCACCCAGGTAAATATTTATTTACTGTTGACTTTGCACATCCTGATAGTAACATACTAGATACTGATCACTCAGAGATACCGCATGAACATAAATGCGCACACATAATTGCTTTAGATGATGGTAATTTTGCAGCACAACCAAACAATAGATGTATATGGGATATACCTTCGTTTACTGTGAAGGATAACATTCCAGATTGGAAAGTGCAAACTAATGAATGGAACGTAGAGGATAGTAGAGCTTGGCGCACAGAAGATACTGACAAGTTCTTTTATGAAATAGAGGAAAAGAAAAAATGAGTTTAAATTTATGTAATTTATGTGGACATGCACATCGTGGTGCACTTTTGTGTAGTATATGTGGATGCAATTTAGGAGTATTAACTCTTACTGATGAAGTCAAAAATTTTGTAAAGGAGGATAACATGGCTAAAAAAATAATTAAATGGGTATGGAATATAATCTGTTGGCCATTTAAAAAAGTCAAAGACTGGCTTTGGTCGAAATAATTTATGTCCAAGAAACCATTAAATATTTCTGAAGAGGCAGCCGTTCAAATGCCAATGAAGACGGTTGCTTCTTTGATCGCGCTCGTTGCAATTGGCACCTGGGCTTATTTTGGATTGCATGAAACATTAAACAATCACGCTACAAAAATAGAATTAATGCAAAAAGATTTAGAACAAAACTCAGAGTTTAGAATTAAATATCCAAGAGGTGAGTTAGGTCAGTCAAGTGGGGAGGCAGAGCTCTTCATGTTGGTGGAGCACTTAGCAGGTGTTTTAGAAGAAGTAGATAAAGAAGTAAAGAGCATGAGAAATAATGCAGTAAATATAGAATTTTTAAAAGATAGAACAAAAAAACTTACAGAAGACGTAGAAAAATTAATTAGAAATGGATCTGGAGCACACTAATGGTTGAAGTTGTTTTTGCTTTGTTACTAATTGTAGATAATAAAATTGTAGAGCATCGTATTCAAGACTCTCTCAGCGCATGCCTCAAGGCCAAGCGTTATGCTATGAAGGATAAGAGCAGTAAAGATAGGGTAACCTACCAGTGCCTAAAATCTAAGGCTAACATAGAGATATACATGGGAGAAAAAAAAATAACTTCTTTAATATTAGATTGATGACAAAATTTTTAAAAGTATTAGGACATATAGATACAGTTCAAGGTAGATGTCCTGCATGTGAAGACGAAACTATTTTAATAGCCATCGTGTCAGACTTTTATAGATGTACAAGTTGTGGAGAAGACACAAAACAATATGTAAATGGTAGTATAAAATATTTACCATTAACTGCAAGGGAACAAGAATGGCTAAAAGACCAAAATTCGGAGTAAATAATTATAAAGCAACGACACCAAAAAAAAGACCTGGTCGTCATGCAAAGAAACCAAATAAAAAATTTTCTAGAAAAATTTATAGGGGGCAGGGTAGGTAATGAAAGTATTTGCATTAATATTATATATTTGCTCTGGAGCAGCAAACACATGTCTACAACCATTTGTTTTTAAAGATCAATTTGATTCAGCTTATGATTGCATGATTACAGGCTATGATGAAAGCAAAGCCAAGATGATTGAGATTGGTCCAGAAGATGTTAATCAATATAGTATTTACATTAGATTTGAATGTCTTCCTCAAGAAATTATAACACCTGAAAAGGAACCTGTAGTTGAAGAATTAACGTAAATGTTGCCCGTCTGAGAATAGAAATCTCAGACGAGCAAACAAAAGGTGTGAGAAGAGAACCTCACAATATACTAAAAAAATATTTGTTGCAAGTCTTGTATTTTTATTGTAAATTCCCATATATGAAACATAATATGTTAGAAAGGAAAAACATGAAAAAGAAAACTAAAAAAGATGAGAAGACATACAGATTTATTATTAAATACATGGATAAATTTGATTTGTTAATAAAACAAGCACAGAAAGAAAAAGACAAAAATAACTTTGACTTTAGTATTCATGCTTTAACTGCTGCTATCATGAGGCATATAGTTATGAATAATGTATCATACTATGGCACCACTGATAAAATTAGAGAAACTATGCAACAGCTTTTAGATGATGAAGTTAATGCTAGATATATCGAAGCTAAAGCAGAGCGTGAAAGAGCTAGGTTAAATTAATGGCAGATCCAAATAAATACAAATCTTTATCAGTTCCTAAAAAAGATTGGGAAGATTTAGGTCTGTTAGCAAATAAAACTAACAGAACAAGATCTAAAATGATAGGTCGACTAATTCGTTTTTTCAAAGAAAATAAGGGAGATAAAAAGAATGGAAAGGAAACATAAAATAATTTGTCCTGATTGTAAGGGCAATGGTTTTATAAGAGTTGATTATGCTCTTGCCAGAGAAGAGATGCATGCAAAATGTGAAACATGCAATTACGAGGGTGAGATAGTAATTAACGAACCAAATGTTTATGAGTGTAATCAATATAGAAAAGACAATTGATGACTCCTGAATATGGTTTTGGTATGTTATTGATGGGCTTCATTGCTATAT